GGCTTGTTTTGTGTCAGTTGTGTTTAAAGCTCGGTAAGCCTCAAGCGCTGTTTTTAAATCACACTGAAGCTGCTGAATAATGTCATCTTGTTCTTGCAATTTGGCGTAAACATCATCTGCAAACTTGGCCAAGTTAACTTGGCTCCATGAACGAAAGTCAGGTTTGTTGGTCATCACTTTTCTTTCTGTAGTATTCTCTTGGGAACTTGGCTTTGGCATCTAGGTGCTTGCGCAACCAGGCAATGCCGCCAAGTTCTTGAAAGATCATTATGTGACGATCCGTAAGCCTGATCTGGCGGCCTTTAAGTGGTTCGGGTGGTTTAGGTCTAGGCATTTCTTTCCTTAATGTCATAGAACCAGTCTTCACCGGCAGACCATTTGCGTGTGCCGTCCACCGTCCACAATCTTTGTGCTGCCTGAAAGTCAGGGAACTTTGTTTCAGCAGGAATCAAAGATTGGTCATACCATAGGCAACGGTTGTTAGGCTGGCAGGCAAACTGGCCATTGTCTAGCGCAATCCAATTAAATGATTTGTGTTCCTCGGCCTGCTCAGTAAAACCAGTGTCTAAATCCATGCCCTCGGCGCAGAAGTCCACCGTAAACAAGTAGCGGCCAAAATGCCACTCACGATCTTTACCCAAAAACTTTACGCCCAGGTTACGCAAGCCAATCTTTTCAAGAATTGTGAACCGGTAGCCCATGCAATCCCACAGCTGCAAAGTGTCAATTGGCAAATTGCCAGCATCTTTATGCCAAACATAGGCGTGGATTGGCAGCTTGTCATACAAGGCGCCATACGCAGGCAGCAATGATTCAATTCGAAACACTTGGCCACGCAATGCTTTAAGACTAACCCAGATGGCTGGCTCCAGTTCGTTATGGCCTTTGTGATCGTTGTAAAGAAACTCGCGCTTCACAAAACACTTCATGGGCGGCAATGATGCAATGATGTAACTCACCTATTTTTCTCCATAAATTTGTCTATAGCCGTTTCAATGCTATCTCTGACTCCTAAACCAATTTCCATCACTTGCATGATTTCTTCATCTGTCAGCTTTACCAAAGGTCTTAAAGTCTGTTGAATTTTGGCCTGTGCTGCCATACCATCCTCAAAGCCTTTGCCGTAAACCTCATTGTCAGCGTCAATCAATTGCTTGATAAGCGACAAACTTTCCTCGCATACTTTTGTCAAGCTGTCTACAGCCATATTTCGTTTAATAATCATGTGTTTCCCCTTGTTCTGATAGCAAGGGCAGTGCCCCAATCCAATCGTTTTTCTGCCAACTTTGCACATTCCTCACGCTCGATATTTACCGCTGCTTTAATTGCATCGGCTTCCCAGTGATAAGGCTGCCCCATGTCCTTAATTATTTGCTTACCAAGATTACTTTGCTTTTCAACCTCGTTAAAGGCTTCGTCTTCCTCTTTAGTCCAGTCAGTCATGTCTGCTCCTTAAAAAGGGATTTGATCCCATTCCCAATGTTCGCACTCAACCGTGCCGGTGATCCACTCTAGCGGTGGTTTTGCTTCAAATTGTTTGCAAATGCCTGTGCTGAAGTTGTTGCACTGTCGGCAATTGACTTGTATCGAAGAAAGTTGTTTGACCTGGCTGTTCAGATGCCTCTTGATGGCGTTCAGTTCTACTAAATTCATATTGTTTTACCTCTGTATATTTACCGTTTTTGCGTGTTGCAATTCGTACTGGCTCATCAATTCTTTTTAATTGCAAATAATCCAATGCGTCTTGCGTTCCAGTTGGCATGTAAAACTTGTCGCGTTCAAGCCACCAGTTTTGGGCTTTTTGTTTGGGGTAGCCAATGTGGTTAAAGCACACCCATTCGCTGGCCACTCGCAGCAGGCCGGTGTAGTAGTCAACCCTTAACGAGTCAGGCTTGCCTTCTTTTCTGTGCATGGCATAACCAACCTTGGTAATGTCGTGCCACACCAGCTCGGCCACCGTGGTCTGGCTTGATAGCAATGCGGCATAAGATACCTTGGCATTGAGCTGCTTGTCTTCAGCTTCCCTGATCTGGCCACCACAATGAATGCACACAAGCGCAGCTGGCGAATTACGTTCACCGCAGTCTGGGCAGATGCTGTAAGGCGCTTCTTGTGTGCCTGACTTTTTCTTAGCCCTGCCTTGGATGGTGTCCACCGGCCCCAAGCGCTCCACGGTGTCGGTAAAGTCAAGCACCAGGCAATCTGTCTTGTCGTCTGAAATGCGAGTGCCTCGGCCCATGCCCTGCACATAAAGCACTGGCGACTTGGTTGGCCTGCACCAGACAATGCAGTCCACATCTGGCACGTCAAAGCCAACTGACAGCGCCAGCACGGTAACTAGGCAGTGAATCTGGTGGCTTTTAAACTGAGCAATCAAGTATTCGCGCTCTTGCTTTGGTGTCTCACCGCATACAACAGCACTCACAATGCCAAGTTCGTTTAGCTTGTCTGCAAGGCTTTCAGCGTTATCGACACTCGGTGTAAAGGCAATCCATTTCTTGCGCTCTGAGGCAATTCTGGTGGCTTCTGTGGCCACTTTAGCAAGGTATTTTTCAACCTCACGGGATAGTTCACCAATCTTGTAGTCACCGTTTGAAATGCCAACGTGACTGGCATCGATGCGGGTTTCAATGCGCTCGGTTGGTGGAACTAATGGCGCAATAAACTTCTGCTCAAGCAGTTCACCCATAGACACTCGGCTTGCAATGCCAGTGAACAATGGATCGTCACCGTCAGTCAGCCAGACCTGATTGCCCCTAAATGGCGTGGCCGTCATGCCAACTGTCCTAAACTGGCATAGTTCACCGAGCTTAGACAAAAAAGTGCGATACATGCCTGCATCGCCTGCCTTCTGGCTCACCAGATGAGCTTCATCAATGATCACGGCCTTGATGTTGCCAAGCAAATGCGCGGCCTTGTGGATGCTGCCAATGGTGGCCACAATCACATCGGCGTTGTATTTTTTTGTGCCAAGGCTGGCGCTCACAAAGCCAACGCTGATGGTGTACGGCAACAAGGCTCTGAGCTTGGCCGCATTTTGCTCGGCCAGTTCCTTGGATGGAACCAGCACCACAGTGCGCGGGTGATAGTCTGGCCACTGATCCCACATCTGGCGCACAATCTCAGCGCAGATCACCGACTTGCCGGCGGCGGTAGGCAATACCAAAAGAGGAATGTCAGCCTCATCGGTATGTTTTGTCCACCAGGCAAACAAGTCAGACACTGCGCGTGACTGATACTCACGCAAGATCATACAAATCTTCCCTTGTGTTTTTCGCGCAACTCTATTGCCTGCGGATCAGTCAACATTATTTTGTCGGTGCAGGCGTGAATTTCTTTGCTACTTATGTAGTCAGGGCGAAACTCTGGATCGCCATTGACAAACTTTTTGCCATTGGCCATTTGGTAGACAATGCTATTGTCATGGGTCTTGTTGATTGGCGTGGCCGTCTTGGCCAGTAAGATAGGAATGTAACGGTGACGGCTGCAACCCAAGCGTTGTTCGTCTGTGGCCAAATCAATTTCATGGCTATTGCATGACCAACGGCCTTGGCCATCCATCTCTGGCGTAACAAAAGCGCATGACCGGCATGTGGGCGCTGGCACGTCTGTGCCGTGGCAGATAGCCTGGTAATCACAAAACTTGCACTCAAACCATGTTGGATCGGTAGACACACCAACTGGTGGCTCGATGCTGGTGATCACGGCCATTGCCTTGTCAATCAACTTTTGGGCCTCGTCAGCGTCAAACTCCAAGCGCTCGGTGTAGATGTCATCATTGTCTTTGTTGACTACAAAATACAAAGCCCTTCGACATCCATCCTCGCCAAACTGATCTATGCTCCATTTCATGTATATTTGCATCTGCGCGTAGTGTTCGGGCTTGGCCTTCTTTACTCCAAATTTTTGCATTTCTTTGAACATTTTGTCAGATGCTGTTTTTATTTCCAGTATATGAGGCGACTTAGGGGCTTGTGGTAAACCCGTAATGATGCCGTCAGCATTGCCTTGGAAATGGTGGCCAGTTGTAGGTTCACTGAATGACCATTGCTTGCCAGTAGCAGGATTGATTTGGTAAACCGTGCAGCCAATGCTTGCCAAGTCACCATAAACTCTTGGTTCTTGTAAGTGGCCAGACTGAAAAACTCTATACAGACGGCCAGAGAACTGCGCAGGCTTGGCCCATCTGAATGAGTACCAATGCTGGCGCAGGCACGGTTTACCAATGGCAGAGGCGCCAAGGTAAGGCCGTTGCACTTCCGCGCCATACTTTGCCTTGTAATAGGCAAAGATGGCATCGGCCACAGGATCAATAACTGATTGTGGAAGGGCAGCCATTATTTGCGTGCCCAAGCTGGTGCTTTTGGTTTAGCGGCTTCTTGCTCTGGCGTTGGCCATGCAGGCGTTTCAGCCACAGGCGGTGGTGTATATGCTTGCGTGGGTGCAGAAACAGCACCGGCAGACTCATAACCCTTGATGTTGTTGCTTGCCTTGTACTGGCCTTGGGCTTCACGCACTGTGACGTTGATGCGCACTGGCTTGAAGTGCAGTGCGGCAGTGTCAAGCAACTTGATCACATTCACAGCATGGCAAAGCGCAGACAACTGGCTTTGTGAAATGCGTTGTGTGTCTTCGTTAGTGTGCATAATGTTCAAGTTTTCCCAAACCTTGCGGCCTTTGAACTGGCCATCAATGATTTCAAAAGTCAGCTTTAAGCCTTTGCCATTGCCAGAAGACAGATCACGAATGTCTGACTCTGTAATGTGTGCCAAATATGTGCCTGCTGGCAGTGGGCCGGTGGCCTGTTGGGGTGCAACGGTTGATGCGTCAAAATTAAACTGTGCCATGATATTTTCCTAAAAAGTTAAGTTACGAACTGAGATGATCAAGACTGCGCTTCGGTAAGCGCTGCCTGAAATGCCGTCCAGTCAAGCGGCATATTGGTTAAGCCAAAGCGGTTGCCGCCGCAATGAGCTGGGTGTGGTTCCACATGCAAAATGCGCTCACCAGTAGTGGTTGCCTTGGTTTCTTTGTTGCCAAAGCCTGCATCTGTTTTGCTTGTAAAAATGCGGTAGCCTGCATAGCCAATCACGTCAGCCCATTCCATCACCAGTGCGCCAGCGCGGTCATGGAGCTTTAGAACGTGGCTGTCAAAGCCTTCAGTCAGCGGATCTTCAATTCGCTTGATCTTGTCGTGCGCAATCAAGATGATGCCCATGCATTTGGCGGCTCGCAGAACTTCCAAGCCAGACAACAGATTGCGCCATTCTTCAGCTGCGGCCACATAGCCCTTACCAAAGCCTGGCTGCTCAATGTTCTTCCAGTTATTGGCCTTGCACACATGGTCTTGAATCATTGGCTCAAGCCAGTCGAGGGAATCAAGAAACAAGGTTTTAAAGTCATGTTCTTGGTTGATCAGCGTGTCGATGGCCGCATAAACTTCAACCAAAGATGAAGCCAAAGGGAAAGCGTTGGCGTCCACGGCATCAGCGCCGTCTTCGGTCAAGATGCCAATGGCGTTGGGGGCCATAGCGGCAAATGTTGTTTTACCAATCTTGCCTTGGCCAACCACCACAATCTTGGGTGCGCGGACACGTTTGGTTTTAGAAATGGATTTAAGATCAAATGCCATGTTAGTCTTTCAGTTCAATGGATGGTTTTGCGGGTTTGCTAGTGATGAACACGGCAGCCTTACTGTAGGCGGCAGGGTCAATTTCGGCCAGTTGGCGCAGATATGCCAGATTAACTTCAGCTTTCCATCTGAATGCACGCTGGGCGTTGTCTGGCAGATCGTCATAATCTTCTGTCAAGTGATCGGTGTTAACCGTGCGGTTTAACTTCCAAACAATGGTGAAGTCTTCGTCATTGTGTGAACCTTCGTTGCTCTCAGGCTTGGCAAACTGCTCAGTGATCAAGCCTTCGATGCGCAGGCGTTCGTTTTTGGCGTTAAGTTCGGCTTGTTTAGCCTGGCGCAGTTGTGCCACTAAATCAGAAATCGTCATGTTTAAAGTCCTCAATTGCTGTGCTTGTGATGTGGTCAACCAAGTACTGCATAAGTAAATGGCCAATGTCAATGTCTGTGCCTTTCACATACGCATTGACAAGATCCATATTTTCTGGCGTGTTAGGCTCATTCAATAAGCCATAGCTGTCAAGTGATCCTTCTTCTTTCGGTATGTATTCCAAGAAACAAACCAGATCAACACCTTCAACTTCGCAGGCGTACTCAATTAGCCCTTTAGGGCAGGCGGGTGTGGGTTTCATGATGACCACCATGCAACCAGTAGGACGGCCATGCCAACGCCAATGGCGAGGACAACTAACAAGTCAATGGCGGCGGCTGCGCGTGCATTGAGCTTGGCGTTTTTGACTTCGGGGTAATGGTAATACTTGCTGTGTTTCATATAATTTCCTTTGGCCTTTCGGCGTGATGCCAACAAACTATTTCGTTGGCATGGATGTCACTGTAGCATGATTTGTGTTAAGATTTGCACAAGTTCACAAAAATATTTTCAGAAAGGTGATTTTTATGATGAATTTGGAGGAAATCAGGGCGAGGCTAATTGATGCCAATCTTAAAAAGGTTGCTGAAAAGGCAGGCATCCATGAGGCGCGGGTGTACCGATTGATGTCGGGCGAGACTGAACCGATGTATGAAACTGTCAAGGCTCTAAGTGATTACTTAGAAGGCAAAGACAGGGTGGAAGCATGAACAAAATTGAATTTGGCGATTGTCGAGAAACAATGCGCAAGTGGAAAAAGCAAGGCGTAAAAGCTCAAACATGTGTGACCAGCCCGCCATATTACGGTCTTCGTGATTATGGCCACGATGGCCAGATTGGCCTTGAAGAAACGCCAGAGGAATACATTGCCACAATGGTTGAGGTGTTCCGATGCGTGTGGGATGTGTTGGAGGAAAATGGGACGCTTTGGCTGAACATTGGGGACAGCTACTACAACTATCGGCCAGGCAAAGGGCAGGCATTGGTTAAACAATCAGTAGCCAACAACGACCAAGATTTACCACAGACTTGCGCGAGGCGCGGCAACAAGTTGGAAGGGTTAAAAGAAAAAGACCTAATTGGCATCCCTTGGATGCTTGCGTTTGCATTAAGAGCAGATGGATGGTATCTACGCCAAGACATCATTTGGCACAAGCCAAATCCAATGCCTGAATCTGTGCAAGATAGATGCACTAAGGCGCATGAATACATTTTCTTGTTAAGCAAATCGCAGAAGTATTACTACGACACAGAAGCAATACAAGAACAGGCAGAACGTCCAGAAGGGCCTGGCAATTTAACTCATAGACATTCGCAAGAAGGTATTTATGTGTCTGGTTCACAAAAAAACCTTGCAAAAATTGGCGCAAGTGAAACTCGAAACAAAAGAAGCGTTTGGACAGTCAATGTGAAACCATATACAGGCGCACACTTTGCGACATTCCCAACTGAATTGATTGAGCCTTGCATCCTTGCTGGCGCACCAGTAGGGGGTATTGTGCTTGACCCATTTATGGGAAGTGGTACAACAGCGCAAGTAGCTCAGACCCTTGGCCGTCAATATCTTGGCTGTGAATTAAACGAAAATTACAAGCCACTTCAAAATAAGCGTATAGCGCAGTATTCATTGGATTTTGCATGACTAACTTAACAACAATATTCCCCAACGGTTTCGCCGCCGCAACAGAAAGCCAAGACCTGATCAACCCAGAGGAAGCGTTTCGCAGACATTGTGAGGCTGCCGGCCTGCTGATCAAAGACCAGATCATTGCTGACGGTGAAATCCATCGTGTATCACATGTATCGAGCAAGAAGGGTGCGCTTGATGGTTGGTACATCTTGCACACCAGCGGTAAAGTGCCGGTGGGAATTGCCGGCTGTTGGAAAGAACCAGTGTTTGAGTCCAAGTGGGTGGCAGACACTGGCAGAACCATGTCGTTTACTGAACGCTTTGAGCATGACAAGTGGGTGGCAGAGGTCAAGGCCAAGAAAGATGCTGATCGGTTGGCTTCGCAGGCGGTGGCCGCAGAGCGTGCAGAGGATGAGGTTGGAACGTATGCGGATGCAAGCAATGATCATCCTTACCTTGTGCGTAAGCACGTCAGCGCCAACGGGATCAAGATTGACAGGGCAGGCAGACTGGTTGTGCCGGTGATTAACCAGGCAGGGGAAATCCTCAGTTACCAAACCATTGATGCAGACGGCAACAAGCGATTTCTCAAAGGCGGTAAGATCGAGGGCGGGTTCTACGAATTGCGTGGTAACCGGAAGATTGTGTTTATTGGTGAGGGCTTTGCCACATGTGCATCGATCCATGAGGCGACTGGATATACAGTTCTTGTGGCGTTTGACTGCGGCAACTTGGCCAAGGTGGCCAAGAGTGCAAAAGAAATGTTCCCAGGCTCAAAGATTGTGATCGGTGCAGACAATGACCAGTTCACCGAGGGTAACCCTGGCGTAACCAAGGGCAGAGCAGCTGCGGCATTGGTGTTTGGTGAGATTGTGTACCCATCATTCTCAGACTCAGACATGGTGGACAACAAGCCTACAGACTTCAATGACCTTCACTGCCTGCAAGGCTTGGATGCCGTCAAAGAACAGATCGAGCGCGTGGCTGGCCCAATGCGTGACAAACTGGCGTTTGAGTTTAGTCGTGCAGACAGCTTGCAACTGACCCAGATCAAGTGGATTGTGGATGACTACATCGAGGCAGACTCTCTGGCGCAAGTGTTTGGTGACCCAGGCGGCGGTAAGTCCTTCGTCAGCATCGACATTGCCTGCTGTGTGGCCACTGGCCGTGCTTGGCATGGCCATGAGGTTAAGCAAGGCTCGGTGTTCTACATTGCCGGCGAAGGTCACAATGGTTTAGCTAGGCGGTTCAAAGCATGGCAAATCGGCAATGGCCAGACTTTGGACGGTGCGCCACTGTACAAAAGCCACCGTGCGGCGCAGTTGTATGACGCGACTGAAGCTGCCGTGGTGGCTGAAAGCATTAAGGAGCTGTCTGCGCAGGCCGGAACCATTCCATCCATGATCATTATTGATACCTTGGCCAGAAACCACGGCGGCGATGAAAACAGCACCCAAGACATGAATGCGTTCATTCAGCACTTGGACACCTACTTGCGCCAACCGTGGAACTGTTGCGTTCTGGTGGTGCATCACTCTGGCGTGGCAGATAAGGATCGTAGCCGTGGATCAACGGCACTGAAAGGCGCACTAGATGCGGAATACCGATGCCAGCTGGATTCTGGAACCAAGACCATAGCGTTTGAATCCAAGAAAATGAAGGATGCAGAGATGCCTGCGCCAAAGAATTTTCAGATCACCCAAGTCGATTTGCCCATCCAAGACAAGCATGGCCTGCCAGTCAAGGGTGCATATCTGACTTCTGTCGACATATCAGGAATGATGGACAACATCCAAAAGCGTGTCATCCTGTCAGGCAACCAGCGCATTGCGTTGAACTGCCTAGTGGCCATCGAAGCCAAGCGTGCCAGCGATGGAATCCAAGGATTTGCGGCAATGGTGGACTATGACGAGTGGCGCGATTCGGCGAAAGAGCATGGGCTGAACGCCAGGCGATTTAAAGAATGCGTGGAAGCACTGATCAAGAAAAACATGGTTTTGGAGAACTCTGGTGTGTACCGAACTGTACCAAAAGCGGCAGAGGAACCATCGGCATGAGCAATCCATACCAAATTGATTGCCCAACTTGCATTAGCTTTAGCGGTGGCAGGACTTCTGCTTTTATGCTTTACAAAGTTTTACAGGCTCACCAGATGAGCCTACCAAATCAAGCCAAAGTAATATTTGCCAACACGGGTAAGGAAGAAGAGGCTACTTTAAAGTTTGTCAATGAGTGTTCAAAGCGTTGGAATGTAGAAATTACTTGGTTAGAGTTTGCTGTTGAAAATAATGAAAAGATTTCTAAAGTTGTTAACTTTAAAACCGCAAGCCGTAAAGGTGAACCTTTCGAAGCCCTGATAAATTTTTATCAGCCATCTTTGCCAAACGGCAGAACTAGATATTGCTCAAGTCAAATGAAAACTAGAACAATACATAGATATTTAAAGTCTGTGGGATGGACTGAATGGGATTCATTTATTGGGATTAGGGCTGACGAACCAAGGCGAGTTGCTAAATTTAGAGCTAATCCGCACCCTGAAAACAAAAACGAAACAGTTTGTATGCCACTTGTCCCAAATAATGTTTCATCAAAAGATGTTGGTAATTTTTGGAGTAATCAAGAATTTGACTTGGAATTGCCCAACATCAATGGCAAAACAATGCATGGAAACTGTGATTTGTGTATGTTGAAGCCTAAATCTCAGATTCTTAGCTTGATAACCGAAAAGCCTGAAAGAGCATTGTGGTGGATTAAGCAAGAGGAGGAAGCCGCAAAAAGATGTGATGGTGATGGAAAGTTCTTTGCTATTGACAGGCCTACTTACGCACAAATGTATAAATACGCTGCCGAGCAAACCGATATGTTTGACAAAGATGAAGAAGCCATTTCTTGTTTCTGTGGGGATTGATGGTGTACCGAAACGTACCGATTTGTACCGATTTCGGTACAGAACGCACAGAGGCTTGATGTACCGAAGCATGTACCGAAATGTACCGAAACGTACCGATTTGTACCGAAGCAAACCCCCTGTGGTGTACCGAAACGTACCGAACGTATCTATAGATACGTTCAGGTTCGGTACAAAAAGGGTTTCGGTACATACCGGCGGTTTTTGGGGTGGTTTTGATCGGGTTGGGTTATGGACATGATTGAAGTTGAAATGGACATGAAGATTGTCAGTGTGGCCAACATGCGGTTGCATTGGGCGGCCAAAGCACGGTTGGTTAAAACCCAAAGGCAAAAGACTAAGAACGCCTTGGCGGCTGTTGCACAGTCTTTTGGTGTCGATGTATTGCCGGTGACCGTAATCCTCACCAGAGTCGCTCCAAGGCGCTTGGATGGGGATAATCTTCAGTCTGGCTTTAAAGCGGTCAGGGACGGCGTTGCTGACTGGCTTGGCATTGATGACGGCAGCGAAATGATTGAGTGGCAGTACAACCAAAGGTCAGGCGGGCCGAATGTTTACAAGGTTGAGATCGAAGTGATAACATGATGATGTGCGCTACATGCAGTTGCCGCACTTTTGGGGAAAGCGCCATTGGCGTGAGTACCCTTCTTTTTTTAGGAGTTTACAAGTGACTAAAAACTTGGCGTCAGACATGACAGTGCAAAAACGATCTGTAGGCAGGCCGACAGTCTTTGGCATTGATAATCCATGCTGGCAAACAATCTGTGAGCAGATGTCGATTGGCAAAAGTCTAAGCACCGCAATTAAGGCAGAAGGAATGCCCTCGTACCATGCCGTCATGCTTATGATTAAAAACAACCCTGAGTTTCGTGCGATGTACGAAAAGGCCATTGAGAATCGTGCAGATCGCTTGGCTGAAGAAATCCTTGAACTGGCTGACGAACAGATGCCAGATGGCTTAGAAGGCCCGATGGCCAGTGCTTGGGTACAACAGAAACGAATGCAAGTTGATGCTCGTAAGTGGGTGGCTTCAAAGCTCAAGCCCAAAGTCTATGGTGATCGTATTGACATGACGGTCACTGACACTCGAATCAGCGTCATGGATGCGCTTAAAGACGCAAAGCAGCGTGTACTAAAAGACGACAGCAACGTACTTGATGTTGAAATAAAAGAATCGTAAGGTGCAGGGTTGGGCGCTTTTCGCAGAAATTGTTTTTAACTACGCGCACGCGCCTGAGTGGAAAAAAAGCAACAAAACACTCAAAAAAGCATCGTCTACTTTATACAATGACCATTATGTTAAGTTGACCCTAAGTTATCAACAGAAAAAATACTACTTAAGCATTACAGTTTGAGTTATGCACAGGCAAATGTGGACAAGTGTGGAAAAGTACCTGTGGACAGTAGGTTTTGGCCTGCCCAGCCGGCCGCAGGGGGAGGGGGTAGGGCCGGCGCAAAGGGCCAAGGGAAAGCCGTCCTCCGCGAACAATTTTTAATATTTTTTCTTTTTATTTTTTCGTTTAACATCGCGCAATGCAAACCACGATCTACAAGCCCGAAGACGAACAGGAACTGATGGCCACGCTATGGACGCCTGCCATCGCAGACGATCCCGAAGCTTTTGTGCTGTTTGCCTTCCCTTGGGGCCAAGAGAACACGCCACTGGCCAACTTCAAAGGCCCCCGCAAATGGCAACGCGAAGTCTTGCGCGAAATCAGCAACCACATCAAGCGCCAACAAGGCCGCATAGACTTTGAAACCCTTCGGCACGCAGTCTCATCTGGCCGAGGAATTGGCAAATCTGCCCTTGTGTCCTGGCTAACCATCTGGATGCTATCCACGCGAATCGGTTCAACAACCATCATTTCGGCTAACAGCGAAGCCCAGCTGCGTGCAGTCACATGGGCCGAGATTACAAAGTGGTTGGCCATGAGCATTAATAGCCACTGGTTTGAGGTGGCGGCCACCAAGATCACGCCGGCGGCATGGCTTACTGAACTGGTTGAAAAAGACCTGAAAAAAGGCACACGGTATTGGGCTGTTGAAGGCCGCCTTTGGAGCGCAGAGAATCCAGATGCTTACGCTGGTGTCCACAACTTTGATGGTGTGATGGTGATTTTTGACGAGGCCAGCGGTATTGACGACAGCATCTGGGCTGTGACGGCTGGTTTCTTTACCGAGAACACGCCGAACCGCCTTTGGCTGGCGTTTTCCAATCCACGGCGAAACACTGGTTATTTTTATGAGTGCTTTAACTCCAAGCGCGACTTTTGGACAAGCAAGGTGGTGGACGCACGCACGGTAGAAGGCACTGACAAGGCGGTGTATCAGAACATCATTGACGAATACGGCCCAGACTCAAGCCAGGCACATGTTGAGGTTTATGGCATGTTCCCATCTGAGGGTGATGACCAGTTTATTCCAGCTGACATTGTGGATGAGGCCATGAGCAGGCCGAAATACAAGGATCAGACAGCGCCAATCATTATTGGCGTTGACCCTGCACGGTTTGGTGCTGACGCAACGGTGATTGCGGTGCGCCAAGGACGTGACATTGTGAGGATTGACAGGCATCGAGGCGATGACACCATGACGGTGGTTGGCCACATTATTGAGGCGATTGAGGAATTCAAGCCTGCATTGGTGGTGATTGACGAAGGTGGGCTTGGCGCTGGCATTGTGGATCGCCTCAAAGAGCAGCGGTACAAGATCAAGGGTGTCAACTTTGGCAATAAGTCGGCAAACCCCATCATGTATGGCAATAAACGTGCTGAGATGTGGGGCAAAATGAAGGAATGGCTGCGCAGTGCATCAATTCCTAAAGATAGGTTCTTGAAAACTGATTTGATTTCGCCTATGATCAAGCCAGATTCGAGGGGCACTATATTTTTGGAGTCAAAAAAGGACATGAAGGCTAGAGGTTTGGCCAGTCCTGACGCAGCTGATGCAATATGCGTGACGTTTGCGTTCCCCGTGGCTCACAGGGAATATACTGCGAAGGAAAAAACCCGCGCATACAATGATCGCGGTGCGGTTGCAACTTCATGGATGGGAAGTTAGATGGCTACAAAGAAAAGTGTGTCGTTGTCTGTTGGCCGAGGCGAAAAGTTGCCAGTGTCCAAAGGTGCTGGCTTGACTGAGAAGGGCCGCGAAAAGTACAATCGAGAAACTGGTAGCAATTTAAAGGCGCCAGCGCCTAATCCTAAGACTAAAGCAGATGAGGGGCGCAAGGCTTCATTTTGTGCAAGAATGGGTGCAGTAGCAGCAAATGCCAAGGATGGCGAACGCGCTAAAGCAGCTCTTAAACGATGGAAGTGTTAAATCATGGCAACCAAGCCTGGCCTTTATGCCAATATCCACGCCAAACAAGAGCGCATCAAAGCAGGCTCTGGTGAGAAGATGAACAAGCCTGGTAGCAAGAACGCGCCTACCGCCAAAGACTTTAAAGAATCTGCCAAGACGGCCAAGAAAGGTAAATGATGCCACTGGTTAAATCAAAATCACCCGAAGCATTTCGCAAAAATGTGAAAGCTGAAATGGCTGCCGGCAAACCCGTCAAGCAAGCCGTGGCCATCGCTTACTCTGTTAAGCGCGAAGCTGCTAAACCCGCAAAGAAGAAATAATGGCTGATCCAACAGGAATGGTCGCAGTAGCCAATGTGGCTGCTGGCGGCAAACCACCTAAGTCTGATTCGGACATTCTGACAACTGCCCGTGCGCGGTTGGACATGGCCGTTTCTGCGCTGGCTGAAAGCCGCGAAGATGAAATTGACGATCTGCGCTTTTATGCTGGCTCGCCTGACAATCACTGGCAGTGGCCTGCTGACGTTTTAGCCACCCGCGGCGCGGTGCAAGGCCAGACGATCAACGCACGGCCAACACTGACGATCAACAAACTGCCGCAGCACGTTCGTCAAGTGACGAATGACATGCGTCAGAATCGACCAGGCGCGAAGGTCATTCCAGTCGATGATGATGCTGATGTGGAAGTGGCCGACATTTTCAACGGCATGATTCGTCACATTGAGTACATTTCTGACGCTGATGTGGCATACGACACGGCCTGCGAGAATCAGGTGGCTTATGGCGAAGGTTACATCACGCTGTACACCGAATATTGCGAAGAAAATACGTTTGATCAAGACATCAAGATTGGCCGTATTCGTAACTCTTTCTCGGTTTACATGGATCCGCTGATCCAAGACCCAACTGGCGCAGATGCCAAGTGGTGTTTTATTACCGAAGACCTGACCAAAGCAGAATATGAGCGCCAGTACCCTGATGCAGCGCCTATTTCCACTTTGCAGTCCCTTGGAGTTGGTGACCAGTCGATCAGCAATTGGCTGAACGAAGACACAGTGCGTATCGCGGGTTACTACTACATTGACTACGACAAAACAACGCTGAATTTGTACCCTGGCAACCAGACCGCCTTTGAAGGCACGCCTGAAGACAAGATGTTAAAAGACATGTTTGGCAAACCAGTCAACAAACGCATGTCTGAGCGCCCACGGGTCAAGTATTGCAAGATCAACGGCTACGAAATCCTCGAAGAAAAAGAGTGGGCTGGCAAATGGATCCCTGTGATCCGTGTTGTTGGCAACGAGTTCGAGGTTGATGGCCGTCTTTATGTGTCTGGCTTGGTGCGTAACGCCAAGGATGCCCAGCGCATGTACAACTACTGGGTTTCACAAGAAGCTGAAATGCTGGCTTTGGCCCCCAAAGCCCCGTTTATTGGCTACGGTGGCCAGTTCGAGGGCTACGAAGACAAATGGAAGACCGCCAACACAAACAACTGGCCCTATCTGGAGGTCAATCCTGACGTTACAGACGGCCAAGGCGCGGTCTTGCCACTACCCCAGCGTGCACAGCCGCCAATGGCCTCTACGGGCCTATTGCAGGCCAAAGCTGGCGCTTCTGAGGACATCAAGTCCACAACCGGCCAATATAACGCATCACTCGGCATGGGTTCTAACGAACGCTCTGGCAGGGCTATTTTGGCTCGCCAGCGTGAGGGTGATGTAGGTACTTTCCATTACGGCGACAACCTGACCCGTGCCGTGCGCCATGTGGCTCGTCAGTTGGTGGACTTAATCCCCAAGATTTACGACACTCAGCGCATTGCTCGCATCATTGGTGAAGACGGCGAGACTAAGATGGTCAAGATCAACCCTGACCAGCCTCAACCCGTCAACAAGATTGTCAACGAGCAAGGTATTGTGATCGAGAAGATTTACAACCCAGGCGTTGGCAAGTACGATGTGGTTGCCACCACAGGCCCAGGCTATGCAACCAAGCGCCAAGCGGCACTGGAAGCGATGGCGCAGCTGTTGCAGGGCAACCCACAATTGTGGTCTGTGGCTGGCGACTTGTTCGTTAAGAACATGGACTGGCCTGGCGCTCAAGAGATGGCCAAGCGATTCCAGAAGACTATTGATCCCAAGTTCTTGTCTGACGATGAGAACGATCCAGCCTTGCAGGCGGCGCAGCAACAGATTCAAGCCATGGGCGCTGAGATGGAGCAGATGCACGCGATGATCCAGAATGTCGGCAAGTCAATTGAGATGCAAGACTTGGAGCGCAAGGAATTTGAGACTCAGATCAAGGCATACGATGCTGAAACCAAGCGTATTGCTGCGGTTCAGGCCGGTATGACTGAAGAACAGATTCAAGACATTGCAATGGGCGTCGTCGCTGCGGCCATGGAGTCGCAAATGACGATGGTTCCAATGATCCGCAATGAAGAACCTGAAGAACAACAAATGATGCCCCCTGAACAAGGAATGCCACAATGAAAGCCGCAGACTTTATTGGAATCTTATTCCTAGCCCGTGACGTGACGCACAGTGTTCACCTGAACACTCGCAGTTACAGCAAGCATGTGGCGCTTAACATTTTCTATGACCGCATCATTGGCGCGGCAGATGATTTTGCTGAAGCCTACCAAGGCCGTCATGGTTTAATTGGCCCGATTACTTTGCATTCAGCCAAGAAAACATCCAATATCATTGAATTTTTGCAGGATTCACTTGCCGAAATTGAAGCTGCAAGATACGATGTGTGTGATAAAACCGATACATCACTGCAACAATTGATAGATAATATCGTTGAGATATATCTGCGAACTTTATACAAATTGAAATTCTTGGCGTAAGGATCATCATGGAACTTTTAAACCCACTGTCAAAAGCCGACTTTCCTGGTCGTACTGCCTCTTATACCGGTACGGCCGCTAACACCGCCGACTGGAATCCCGGCCCCGAAGGCGTGGTAATCTGGTCTACAACTCCTTGCTATGTAGAAGTTGGCCCAGGTGCTGTGGCCACAACTGCCAGCACCCCAATTCCTGCGTATACACCAATTCCGTTTTATGTGATCATGGGCACTGGCGCTCCTTTTCGCGTAAGCGCTATTCGTATTGCGGATGACGGCGTGGTGTACTGCAAACCTATCAACAAGCAATGAGCTTTGGTGTCGCCCTTCGCAACGCACTAGGCCTTGGCCTTGGCGGCATTGCCACGTTGTTTACCGGCACAATTGACAGCGGCGCTTCGGTGGGTAATTTGCTTACCGAGTCTAGCGAAAACCTCGTCCAAGAGGACGGCGGTCAAATTCTTTTGGAGTGACCTAAATGGCCGTATTTCTCTCCCCCGTGGGCGGCGTTGCGGCCCAGTTTTTTACCAACACCGGCGCTGTTTTGACCGGCGGTAAGTTGTATACCTATGCGGCGGGCACGACTACGCCTTTAACTACATACACTACCAGTTTGGGAAATGTTGCTCGTACAAACCCTATTGTTTTAGATGCAGCAGGCCGAGTGCCTACTAGCGGTGAAATTTGGATCACATCCGCTGTCTATAAATTTGTTTTAAAAGATTCAAATGATGTATTGATTGCAACGTATGACAATATCTCAGGCGCAGGAGCTTTGTCAGTTCAAAATTACACAGGAAATGGATCGACTACTGGGTATGCGGTTTCTGGAAATGTAAGTGATGTGTACATCAACGGCGTATACCAAAACCGGAATACTTATTCAACTTCTAACGGCACGCTTATATTTAGTCAAGCGCCACCTTTTGATTCTTTAATCGAAATTTTGTACAACTGATGAGGATTTGATCATGGCAGATAAAAAGATTTCCGCGCTGACAAGCGCAACCACCCCCCTTGCTGGCACAGAAGTATTGCCTATTGTTCAATCGGGCGCAACAGTTAAAGTTGCCGTATCTGATTTGACAGCAGGCCGTGCAATTAGCGCAACAGCCGTCACTGCATCAACAGGCAATTTTATTGTTGGTACATCCGGCCAAGGCGTTGACTTTTCTGCTACACCAGGCACAGGCACAAGCGAGTTGTTTGCTGACTATGAAGAAGGTACTTGGACACCCGTTGTTTATGGTGATGGCGGATCGGCTGGAACTGTTGCTTATACAACTGTGGGTAAATATACTAAAGTTGGCCGTTTAGTAAGCATTGATGGATATGTTAGTTTTACCAATTTAGGCTCTTGGACAGGCCGAATTGGATTAAGTGGCGTGCCATTTACTTGTAGTAGCGGTGAACCTTACATGGGCAGCTTTGGTGCAGGAAACGTTAACATTATTGGCGCAGCTAATATTGCATCTTGGATTGGTGGCATTTCTACAACTGGCGTTAATTTTGCAATTACTTTGGCGGCGTCAGGAGGAATGGACAGCATTCGATTTACGCAACTAACTTCTTCAAGCGTATTGTATTTTACGTTGACATATTCTATTTCTTGATTCGGAGTAACACATGGCTTTGACCAAAGTAAGTTATTCGATGATAAAGGGCGCGCCCTTTAACGTGCTTGACTACGCCAGCCTTGCTGAGGTAGTAACGGCTCGAAGCCCAGGTGATCCGGCCAGCCATTTGTTTACTTCGTTTTTGTGTTGGGACAAACCAATTAAAGCCGCTTTAGACGCATGTTATGCTGCTGGTGGCGGCACAGTTGTTCTTGCAAAAAATAATGTTCCATATTACGTGCGGGACAGTATTGTTGTTAAATCAAATACCACATTTATTTGTGAAGATTGGATTATCTTAGCTGATTACAACTATGAAGGCGGCACACTTGGCGCAAATGGTAACAACATCCTTGTTCAAAACATTCAGATTGACAACAGCAACATTTATGCTGGTGGGTCTGGCTACAACGGTATTGGTGCAAGCGGCAAAAATGTTAAATTCTTTGGTGGAATTATTAAGAATTGCGCCAGAGGTGTTGGCGCCCCTGCCGATGGCGGTAAGGGAATTCAAATTGAACCTGGCGATGGCGAAGACATTGTTGTTGATGGCGTGACCTTTAGCAATTGTTTTATGGCTATGTCAACCATTCGTGATTTTGGAACTGCAGCGCCCTATTACGGAATTGTTTATTCCAACATTACTGCTGATAATTGCGGAATTTTGTTTTTTGTTCGTCAAGCCAATGGCGCGCAAAGCCAAACTGGTTTGCAACATTCAATTCAATTAAACAACTTTTATGCTGTTAATTGCGGAACTTTTGAAGGTGTAATGCAGTTTTCAAGGGCATCAAATGTCATGGTTAGCAACGGAATTGTTGTAACTAGCCCTAGCTCGTCAGCACAATCATTAGTTCGTGGCAACCATGCAAACTGCACATTTACCAACATTGGTTGGTATGGTGATACAAATAACTGTATTAATCTTGACCCAAGCACTTATGCCGTTGATAGCAGTCAGCCTGTTGAAAATAATGTTTATGACATCAATGTTTGGGGTCAAATAAATTTCTTTGCTGACGCAAATGTTGCAACTTCTTATAGAACATTAAATGGCTGCACTGGAACTGTGACATTTAGGCTTGAACCAGCGACAGCGTTTTTTGGCTATGAAATGCGTAACGGCACTTCGGTATTCAACATGAGTTGTAATACCGGCCCTAGCGGTGCATCTAAATTTGTAGTAACAAACACCAGTTTAAATTGGAATGGTTCTACATTGCCGTACACATTTGCTGGCTTTTTAGATGGCTACAACATTCCAGTATTTAACAATAATAACTATCAAACATTTACAACAATTGCAGCCGCTTCTGTTCCAAACTTATCTTTGTTTTTAAACACTGCAACTGGCAAATTGTCTTA